AAATTTAAATGGTACAAGTTATGCATATTCAAACAATCCTGCATTGTGTTTACATGATTATTTAATTAATTCAACTTATGGTAAAGGTTTAAACGCTAATGAAATAGACACAGCTTCATTTATAACAGCACAAGGAATTTGCAATACAGATATAACACCATACGCAGGTGCTAGTAATATAAAATTGTTCCAAGCAAACGTAGCATTAGGTAGTAATAGTAAATTAATAGATAACGTTAAAATGTTATTATCTGCAATGCGTTCTTTTTTCACATTTAGTGGTGGTTTATACAAATTAAAAGTAGAGGGTACTGGTAGTAGTGTATTGTCAATTAATGAAGATATGATAATAGGACAAATAAAAGTAACTGGTGAAACCAAACAATCAAAATATAATAGAGTTACAGCAAAATTTGATAATGAATTTAATAATTACATGGGTGATGAAGTTACATATCCACCAACAAATGAAAATAATGTAGGTTTAAGTTATAAATATGCAACTATGCTTTCTAATGATAATGATGAAGAATTACATTTTGAAATGTTGTTACCAGCAACTACTAATCCTTACATAGCAGAAGATATAGCTGAATTAGTTTTAAAACGTTCAAGAGGTGGTTTAAAAATTGCATTTGCTACTACATCAGAAGCACAAAATTTATCAATAGGAGATATTATTTCTGTTACACATAGTGGTTTAGGTTTTAGTAATAATTTATACATAGTTACTAATTTAACACTTACTCCAAATGGTGAAGTAGCTATGAGTGGTGTGGAATATGATGCAAACGTTTATACATACAATACAAAATTACCTAGAGCTAATTTGCCTACAACGTTTTTACCAAATCCAAAAATTGTTGGTAGTCCAACTATTACATCTATTACTGATGAAATGGTAAATGTACAAGAAGGAAATATTGACGTTAGAATGATTGTAACGTTTAAAGGTACTAGTGATTATTTAGTTGATAAATATGAAGTTGTTTATAAAAAAACTAGTGATAGCACATATAAATCAGCAGGTATTAGTAGTGGTACACAAAGAGAAATATTAAACGTTGAATCTGGTGTTACATATAACGTAAAAGTTAGATCAATAAATAGTTTAGGTTACAAATCAGCTTACACAACAGCAACACACGAAGTAGTAGGTGCAACTGAACCACCTGCAAACGTAACTAATTTTTCAATAGATTATCAAGATGAAATAGCAGTATTAAAATGGGATACTTCAATTGATTTAGATTTAGCATATTACCATATTCGATATTCACCTAATGCAGATGATGCATATCCTAATAGTAGTGTTTTAGTAGATAAAATAAGTCCACCTGCTAATACAGTTGTAGTACCTGCTAAAGCAGGAGTTTATTTTATCAAGGCATTTGATTTATTAGGACACGAATCATTAACAGCTGATAGTGTAATAGGAACTGTAACAAAATTTGCAGGTCAAAATATTGCTACTACACTAACAGAAGAAACAACATTTGCAGGAACTAAATCACAAGTTGTTATTGAAGATAATGCTTTAATTTTACAGGGTGATGACGTTACGCTTTTTGACGCAGTAAGTAATAATTTTGACGATAAAGTTGGTTTATTTGACGAGGTAGATGGTTTTGAAAGTACAGGAACTTATACATTTGCTAACCAAATTTCATTAGGTGCTAAATATCAAGGTAGAGTATCTAGTTTTTTAAATGTTGATCAATTAGATCGTGTAAACTCATTTGACCAACATGGAGGATTAGTAGATTCTGCACAAGGTTTATTTGATAGTGCAGGTGCTTCACCACAAATGGATGCTAAGTTATTTATTTCAACTTCAGATGACAATTCGACTTATACAACGTTTCAACCTTTTCAAGATGGTAATTATGAATTTAGATATGCTAAGTTTCAATTAAAATTAACATCTGCTGTAAACTCACAATCACCAAAAGTTAATAATGCACAAGTTAGGCTGTATATGATGGATAGAACAGAAAAAGCACAAAATATTGCAAGTGGAACAGGAACAAAAGCTGTTACATTTACAGATGCTTTTTTTGCAGAGCCTAGTGTTATGATTATGGCACAAAATGCGGCACAAAACATACAAACAGCAGTTACAAGTAAATCAGCAACAGGTTTTAGTGTAACCTTTACTAATGCAGGTGGTTCGGCACAAAATGTGACATTTGACTATGTAGCAACTGGACAAGGTAGAGCAATTTAGTAGGTTCTTGATTCTAAGTAAAAAATTTGATACAAAAACATATATGAACAAAGTTAAATTAAGAAAAGGTAATTTAAATATTACTACTGATGAAAGTAATCAACAAAAATTTTTAGATAATGGTTTTAGTATAATACACAATAACGATAACCCCAAACGTGTTGGCACAGTACACGGAAAGAAAGTAAAAAAGGATAAAAAATGACTCAAGCAGATTTCACAATAGCAAATCAAACGTTTCCAAATACTAGGACTGAGATAAATACTTCACTACAAGCATTAGCAACAAATTCAGCAGGAAATTCAGCACCAACTACAACATTTCCCAATCAATGGTGGTTCGATTCTGACGCCAATACTTTGTACATGAGAAATAAAGATGATGATGCATGGGTAACAGTACTTACGATAGGTGCAACCTCAGATAAAGTTGAAACATTATCTGCAACAACTATTAATGGTATTCCATTTTTTCAAGGTGACACAGGTTCTATTTATACACACGATGTTTCAGGTACAGATGATAATGCACAATACAACACTGCTTATGGATTAACTGCATTAGATGCAATTACGACTGGAGATAACAATACAGCAATTGGCCATAATGCTGGTGGTGCAATAAATACTGGTGCTAGTAATACATTAGTAGGTTACCAAGCTGGTAGAGATATTACTGATGACTCAAACAATGTAGCTATAGGTTTTAGAGCTGGTAGTAATTTAACACAATCAAGCAATGTTGCTATTGGATCAGACGCCGCCAGACTTGGAACTTCATTTACAGACAGTGTAGTTATAGGGACAAGTGCTGTTGGGACTGGTGTTGCAACTGGTAGCGCTAATGTTGTAATAGGTAGAACAGCAGGACAAATTTTAACTTCTGCTTCAAGTAACATTTTAATAGGTAAAGAGGCTGGTCAAGCACTAACTACTGGTGGTGATAATATATTTATAGGGCAAGATGCTGGTGATGATCACGATGCTGAAACTAACAATTTAGGAATAGGTAAAGGCTCACTAGGTGGATCAATAGCAGGTGCAGAATATAACGTAGGAGTCGGTAACTTCACACTTGATGGTGCATTGACTGGCAATTTTAATACTGCTGTTGGTTATATTGCAGGGTCTGCGGTTACAAGTGGTGCAAACAACACAATGATAGGAAATCAATCATCAGAAAACCTTACAGAGGGTAGTGATAACACTGCTATTGGTTCTGGATCTTTAAATGCAAATCAAACAGGTGCAAATAATACAGGATTAGGCAGAGGAGCTTTAGGAAGCAGTCAAACTGCTAGTCATAACACAGCAGTTGGTTATCACGCTGGACTTAATGTATCAAGTGGGGTTGGTAATACAATAGTTGGCTCACAAGCAGTTGGTGCAGGTGTTCTTACTGGTTCTAATAATACTGTTGTAGGTAAACTTGCAGGATATGATATGACTTCTGGTAGTGCTAATGTTTTAATTGGAGAAGACGCAGGTCAAAATATTAATACAGGTACTAGTAATATCATTGTTGGACAAGGTGCTGGTGAGGCATTAACATCTTCTAATAAAGTTATTTTAATTGGTCAAAACGCTGGTAACAATCACGATACTGAAAACGAAAACATAGGTATAGGTTATGACGCTTTAGGAGCAAACGTAGCAGGTGGTGAATTTAATGTAGCCGTTGGTAACTATGCTTTAGACGCTCTCACTTCATCTGATCATAATTGTGTTATGGGTTATCAAGCAGGTGGAGCAATACAAGGTGGCGGTAGCATTGAAGGACAAAATAGTCTATTTGGAAATTACGCAGGTTCAGCTTTAACATCTGGCTATCAAAATACTATGATGGGATTACAAGCAGGAGCAGGAGCAGGTGATGGTGTTGGTACAAACCCAACAAGTGGATTTAGAAATATAATAATCGGTCCGTATGCCAACACTAATTCTGCGTCACAATCACACGGTATAGTTATGGGCTATGCCATTGATGGTCTAGGAGATAGATTTACTTTCGGTAAACCAAGCAATATTGTTTTTAATAGTTTTACTTCAAATGCTAACTGGACAAGAAGCTCTGATGTTAGATTAAAAACAAACATAACTGATGTTGGTTGGAAATCATTAGATTTTATTAACGAATTAAGACCAATTACATTTAATTGGAAAAATTCAAAAGATGTACCAATAGATATGAAACAATATGATGAAAACGAAAATCATATGGACACAACAACTGTTATAGATGGTTTAATTGCTCAAGAAGTAAAAACAGCAATGGATAAACACGGAATGGATAATTTTAGTGGTTGGGATACAGATCAAAATGATACACAAGTTTTATCAAAAGAGGCCTTTGTAATACCATTAATTCAAGCTGTTCAAGAATTATCAAAACAAATAGATAAATTAAAAGGAGAATAATATGGCAATAACTAAAAAATGGGTATCAGCTATACCTAAAACAAATGCTGATGGTAATGTTACGGAATGGAGTGTTAAGTATAAATATACTGATGGCGATTATTCTCATACATTTAGTAAATCTGAAAAGGTAGACACACCATCAAAATTACCTAGTGGATATTCTAAATCTGAAATACTTGTTCTTATGAACGAAGCTCATTGGGACAATATGTTTAATAAAAAAAATAATGTTCATAAAAATCCACCAGTAGCAGATACTATTGAGAGTGATTTTGATATTAACTCATTAAGCTAGGAGCAAAAATGGAAGATCAATTAAAACAGACTATTCAAGACTTAGTAAAAATTATTAACGAAAAAGAAATGGTTATTACTAATCTAAGATTAAACAATGAATCTCTTTTAAGAGAAAAAAACTTAAAAGAGGAATCTAATGCCGAGCCAATCGCAAAAGAATAGTGAAACTTTAATACGATTAGAAAGTCGAATTGAAACTATAGAAACTAACCATTTACAACATATACAATTGTCTATGGAAAAAATGGAAGTGCAAATACAAAATATTTGGAAAGTAATATTAGGATTATCAGCAATGTTTATATTTGTTTTTGCTGATAGTGTTAAATCATTAATAGATTTAGTAACCATTTTATAAAGGTTAATTATGAAGATTAGTGAAGATACAGCAGTTAATATGCCAATACGCAATTTAATTTCTATTGTAGGAGCTGTAGCAATAGGATGTTGGTTTGGTTTCGGTGTTATAGAAAGATTAAACGTAATTGAAACTGAATTAAAGTTAATGCAATCTGATCTAGAAGGTGCAAACGAATTTATAGCAGGTGTACCAAAGGGCGATATGGTTAGTCCACAAATACAAGAATTGTTTATGCTTGTAGAATTTTTAGCAACAAATCAAGAAAAACTAAAAAGCAACGTAGAAGCTGATATGCCACAAATACAAAAAGTAGATATGCAAGTACAGTTTTTAGAAGAACGTATTATAGATTTAGAAACATTAGTAGATAAATTAAGAAACAATGGTACGCATTAATGATTGAAATGGTAGTTGTATTATCAATGTTTATTTTAGAAAATGACACAAGAAGATTAGATGGTTGGTATCATCAACCATCTTTGTCTGTATGTTTAGAGGGCAAACGTGTTGCTGAAAGAAATTCTGGTATACGCATAAAATACACATGTACTTTAGAAAAAGGAATAATGGTTAAAGATTCTACTGGTGTTAAACATTTGGATAAAATTATAAATGACTAAAAATCAATGCATCCTAGTAATTAGCGATCAACACATACCATACCACCATCCAGATATGATGGATTTTTTAAAAGGTATAAAAAAGGTTTATAAGCCAGATCGTATTGTAAATATAGGAGATGAATTAGATCACCACGCAATAAGTTTTCATGACAGCTCACCAGATTTAGCAAGTGCAGGTGATGAATTACAAAAATCATTAGGTACAATTAAAGAAATGGAACAGGTATTTCCTGTTATGGATTTAGTGCATAGTAATCATGGCAGTTTATCTTATCGTAGGGCTTTTAGCTCTGGTATACCAACAGCATACTTAAAAGACTACAATGAATTTTTACAAGTAGGTAAAGGTTGGAAGTGGCACGAGGATATAGTGATTAAAGCAAGTAATGGACAAGACATTTATTTTTGTCATGGCAAAGTAGCTAATATTATTAAACTAGGTCAACAATATGGTCAAAACGTTGTTCAAGGTCATTATCATACATCATTTAATATACAATATTGGGGCAATCCTAACGCATTACATTGGGGTTTACAAGTTGGGTGTCTAATTGATAAAGACAGTCTAGCTTATGCATATAACAAACTATTTAAAAATAGACCAGTTATAGGTACAGGCATAATTATCAATGGACTACCGAAGCTGTTGCCAATGGTGTTAAATAAGGGTGGCAGATGGAACAAAGTTGTTCCTTAACAAGGAGAAAAAAATGACACAATTTAAGTCAGCATTAAAGACTCTATACTTAATGTTTATGAGTCTATCTAAAAAAAACAAAATAATTGTAGCAATAGTTACATTAATTATTGTTAGTTTTTTGTTATCATAATGGACACGAAGAAACGCATCAAAGAGCATGAAGGGTTTTCGCCACGAATATACGAGGACACTTTAGGCTATAAGACAATTGGCTATGGTCATTTAGTAACTATAGAAGATGATTTTGTAATAAATGAAATATATAGCCCAGAACAATTGCAGGGTGTTTTTAACAAAGATTATTCTATAGCAGAAAAAGACGCAAAGCATATTATAGGTACGTACCTAGCTGTCATTTGGTCGGAGTATTCGGAAAAACAAAAAATTACAATTACATCAATCCTAACTGAAATGTGTTTTCAGTTGGGGTTGCCACGTGTATTAAAGTTTAAGTTGTTTATCCAGGCATTAATTAATAATGATATGGAAGTTGCATCAAAAGAAATGATGGATTCACGTTGGGCTATACAAACAAAAGAACGTGCAATAGTTTTAAGTACAATGATAAGAGGTTTAAAATGAATCCGTTTTTATTAATAAAACCATTATTAAGTTTAGGTGGTGGTTTACTTAGCAATCCAATTACAAAACTAAATAATGGTTT